GGTGGGTCAAAGATATACTCCACGGTAGATGGAATATTAAAGAAACTGCTTCTAAAATACTACAGGCTGCAATTGAGAATCAGGCAACTACGGTAGGAATTGAATCCGGAGCTTTAAAAAACGCCATACTTCCTTATCTCGAAGATGAGATGAGAACACAAGGTAGATGGGTTGTGATTACAGATGTAACCCACGGTGGCAAAAAGAAAGCGGATAGAATTACTTGGGCTCTACAAGGTAGAATGGAGCACGGTAAGATTACATTTAATCGTAATTCTGATTGGAATAGCGAGTTAGAGACACAGTTAATGGAGTTTCCTAGTAAGGGAACACACGATGACATTATTGACTCTCTCGCATACATAGACCAAGTTAGTGTAGCAGACTTTATGCACACAATAGAACTAGAACAGGAGTGGGAACCTTATGATGACGTTGCAGGATACTAATGGTTGAAGAAAAAAAATTTCAAGGACTAGCAGGTTGGCTAGGCTCTCGCTTAGAAGAGTGGAGAAGCCACAGAGACTCAAACTATTTATCTAAATGGGATGAGTATTATCGTCTATGGCGTGGTATATGGCAGGCATCAGATAGAACTAGGCAGTCTGAGAAGTCTCAATTAATATCGCCCGCACTACAACAAGCAGTCGAATCGTCTGTAGCTGAAATTGAAGAGGCTACATTTGGAAGAGGGAAGTGGTTTGATATCAAAGATGATATGCTAGACCAAGACCCTAGAGATGCTGCCTATGTTAGGAATCTATTACAAGAAGATTTAGAGCAAGCAGGTGCAAAGGATGCTTTATGTGAAGTATTTCTTAATGGTGCTGTCTATGGTACGGGTATTGGAAAGATATCTATAGAAGAGAATACTTGGAAGTACCCAGTAGAGGTTCCAATAGAAGGGACTATGGTTACTGAGAGAATATTACAAGAAGAGAATGTAATAGATGTTAAAGTAGAAGCTATAAGCCCTAAAGAATTCCTCATTGACCCTTCAGCTTTAAACATAAACGAAGCATTAGGTGTCGCTCACGAAGTTATTAAGCCTAGACACAGCATTATAGAAGGTATTAAGAATGGTACTTATAGAGATATACCTATTGAAGGTAGCTATAATATTAAAGAACTTAATGGTTTCGACCCAGAAACTAGTAGAGCAGACGCATCAGACCAGATAAAAATCACAGAATACTGGGGTAAAGTACCTGCTAGATTCTTAGAAGAGAATGAATCTCTAGATGATTTTGAATATAATGAAGATGAATTAGTCGAAGCAGTAGTCACTATTGCTAATGATTCATACATATTAAGAGCAGACAAAAATCCATTTATGATGGAAGACAGACCTTTTATCAGCTATCAACACGACATCGTACCAAACAAATTCTGGGGTAGGGGTGTTTGTGAAAAAGGATTTAACCCACAAAAAGCACTAGATGCGGAGATGAGAGCACGAATTGACTCGTTAGCTCTGACTACTACACCAATGATGGCTGCCGATGCGACCAGACTACCACGAGGCATCAAGCTAGAAGTTAGACCGGGCAAGACTATCCTTACTAATGGCGACCCAAGACAAGCAATTATGCCTTTAGCTCTAGGTAGCACCGACCAAAATACTTATTCTCAAGTAGCAAGCCTACAGAATATGATTCAAATGGGCACAGGTGCATCAGATACTACTCAAGCTAGTGCTGAAAGAGCTACATCTGCAGGTATGTCTATGCAGCAATCGTCTGCAATCAAGAGACAGAAACGTACTCTAATGAATTTCCAGAATACATTCTTAATTCCAATGATTAATAAATGTCTATGGAGGAAAGTACAGTTTGATGTAGAAAGATATCCTGTTGTAGATTACAAATTTATACCATACTCAACAATGGGCATTATGGCTAAAGAGTTAGAAGGTCAGCAAATGGTTAGCTTATTACAAGCTATACCTAAAGACTCTCCGGCTTTTGATATAATACTTATGGCTGTATTCCAAAACTCTAGTATGCACAATAGGGACCAGATAGTACAAGCTCTTGTGGAAGGTTCCCAACCTAAACCAGAAGAAGAGCAAATGGAACAGATGGCTAGAGAACTCCAGATACAACAACTGCAAGCAGAGGTTCAGAAAACTATGGCAGAGGCTCAAGAAGAAGCTACTAAAGCTATGAAGAATGCAGCAGAAGCAGGAGCAGCACAGCCTAATGAACTAGCTATACAAGAGAAGTTTGTTAAACTTCAGAAAGAATTAGCAGCAATAGATAATTTAAGAGCAGATACAGAGAATACTCAGAGTGAAACTCTAAGAAATATCCCAGAGATTGAGCATCTTAAGTCTGAAACTTTATTAAATATAGCGACAGCAACAGAAAAGTTACAAGGATAATATGTCCGTAAAGGAAGACCAAGAATTTTATAGAGATAGAGTTGAACTATTAGAAACTGAAGGATGGGCTGACCTTATAGATGAATTAAAGGTTATGTCCGAATCAGTCAAGAGATTAGATTCTATCGAAAATGAAAAGGACCTATGGTTCGCCAGAGGTCAGTTGTCTATTCTAAGGCAGATGATTGTTTTAGAAGATGCAACAAAAGCAGCGATGACAGAACTAGATAACTAGCGTCATCTTTTTACAACTTCATAATCCTTAATAGGACGGAGACAATGATATGAGCAATATAGTAGTAGACCCTGCCGAAGAATCAGCAGATGTAGAAGTAGAAAACACAGTAGAACCAGATGAAACCCTAAGTATGGGGGAAGCAGAAACACAAGAACCTGCTTTTGAAGTACCGGATAAATTCTCTGGGAAGAGTGTAGAGGATATAGTTAAGAGCTATCAAAACTTAGAACAAGAACTTGGACGTAAGAGCCAAGAGATTGGAGAGTTGAGGAGTTTATCTGACAGTTTCCTTAAAGCTGAAATATCTCGAAATGACCCGCAGACAAGTCAAGCGACACAAAACTCAGATATAGGACCAGAAGATGATTTTTATGACGACCCTGCAAAATCAGTAAATTCGTTAATTGAAAAGCATCCTAAACTCCAAGAGTTCCAAGAGTACCAAGCTAGACAGCAACAAGATACTAGTAAGGCACAATTGGAAAAATCTCATCCAGACTATGTAGACATTATACAAGATACAGGTTTTCAGGATTGGGTACAAGCTAGTAAATTTAGAACTAATTTATTTCACGAAGCTGATAAATATAACTATGAAGCAGCAGATGAATTATTGACACACTGGAAAGAGCGTTCAATGATTGATAAAACTGCTGAAGTAAAGGAAAAGCAAGCAGCGACTAGAAAGAAAAATCTAAAGACTAGCAGGTCCGAATCTAGAGTATCATCTGAATCTTCAGCAGGTAAGAAAACATATCGTAGGGCAGACCTAATACGTCTAAAAGCAACAGACCCTAATAGATATGCAGACCTATCTGATGAAATATATAATGCCTATGCCGAAGGAAGAGTTAAATAATTTGATAATTACTATAAAGGAGTAATATTATGGCAACAGGTGCAATCGGCACTAACCATCAAACGGTTACTACGGGTGCGAATTTCATACCAGAACTATGGTCTGATGAAACTATCGCAGCGTATAAGTCAAACTTGGTGGTCGCTAATTTAGTTACTCGCTTAAATCATAAAGGTAAGAAAGGTGACACAATTCACATTCCAACGCCGACTCGTGGTTCAGCGACAGCTAAAGCAGCAAATACAAAAGTAACAATTCAGGGTGACACTCATAGTGTAACCAATCTTTCGATTGATAAACATTATGAATACTCTGTATTGATTGAAGATATAACAGAAGTTCAGGCACTAAGTTCACTTCGTAAGTTCTACACGGACGATGCGGGGTATTCTTTGGCTAAGCAAGTGGACACTGACCTAGTTACATTATGGGAAGGTTTACAAGCCGGAACAGTTGGTGGTTCAAATGCAGCAGCTTGGGAGAAGGCTTACATCGGTTCAACCGGTGCATCTTTCTATACAGGTAACTCATCTAACGCAGCAGATATAACAGACGCAGGAATCAGAGCATTGCTACTGAAACTTGATGATGCAGATGTCCCTATGGATAATCGTGCATTAATTGTCCCGCCTATCTGTGCGAATGATATGTTAGGTATTAACAGATTCACTGAACAACAGTTCATTGGTTCTGGTGATGCTATTAGAACTGGTAAGATTGGACAAATCTACGGTGTAGATGTGTTCATTAGTTCTAACTGTCCTACTACAACAACAGCTAATACTGCTACAGATAGAGTTGGGTGCTTAATGCACAAAGACGCTCTAGCTCTAGCGGAACAAGTTGGCGTTCGTTCACAAACTCAGTATCAACAGCAGTATCTTGGTGACTTGTTTACAAGTGACACAATTTATGGTGTTGGAGAGATGCGTGATAACGCTGGTGTTGCATTTGTAGTACCGGGAACTTAATAGTTAGTTAATTAAGCCCAAGCCCCTTCTAATCTGAGGGGGCTTTTCTGAATTAATTAAGGAAATAATATGCCTTTCTACGATTTTGAGTGTAATAGTAAACATACTTTTGAAGAACATTGTTCATATGGGCAGAGCAAAATAGGTTTTGAATGCCCTGAATGTGGTAAGAAAGCTAAGCGTATCTACTCAATAAACAAAAACATAAAACCTACCTTTGGTTATGATATGACTAGGTTTAATCAGAGAGAGAAGCATAGAAAGTCTATGAAGGGGAATCAATTAAACCAATCTTACACAGGATAGTATGGCTACTAAAAGAAAACATATAAGTATATTTGAAGACTCTTCTAGTAGACTAGAGCTTGATGCGTTTAAGAAGAAGATTAAACAGTTGTATGATGAAATCTTAGAGCGTACATATAAGATAGAAAATCCTGGGGCTTCTCCAGAAGAGGTTCAAGCCTACGTGGAAGAGAATGGTTTACAGTTTCCTGATGAAGATGTATCTGAAGATAGCGATGAGATAGATAACCTAATGGAAATGTTAGATGATATGACTGATACAGATGTTCAAGAATCAGCGTCAGATTTGTCTACAGAAGATAAACCCAAAGAACACAGAGGAGATGAGCTATCATCTAAATCTCACGAGAAAGGTGAACTAGTTGAAACGAAAGCTTTAAAGGATAAGATGGGAGGTCTCTTCAGTGTTAAAATAGATGAAAGAAAGAGAACGTCTACTAAAGCACCTAAGATTCCTACCGGCAAGAGTATTAAAAGAGATACTTCCACTCCTCAACAAATAAATTTTGCTCCCTTAGTAGAGCAGTTTAAGGATGAACTTAGAAGTTTATCTGAAAGACAAGCAGCAGGTGTAAGACATTTTAGAGAGGGATTATAGTGGGTAAGAGACTACCTTGGAGAAAACAAAAGACTCTGGCTATACTTTCTAACAGAAGGCAATGGGCAAGAGAGTTTGACCCTACAGAAACTTCAGCCTTAGAAATACAAGCTGAAAATGGATTCTATCTAGCAACAGAAACACTTTTTGATGCAAATAACAATTCTTTAAATTACTACATTATAGCGGAGTAACAAATGGCACAAATTAAGGTATCAGCATTAACAGCATTAACTACATCAGATGGAGCAGAGGAACTATTAATTAATGATGGTGGTACTTCTAAGAAAATAACAATAGCAAACGCTACAGCCAGTAAGCTACCATTAGCTGGTGGCACTATGACAGGTAATATTGTCAGTGGTGATAATGTTAAAGCTACGTATGGTGCAGGTGCTGACTTACAGATTTATCACGATGGTTATCATAGTTGGATTAAGGATATAGGCACTGGAAATCTATATATATCTACTAATGGAACTAATACAGGTTTTATTGATGCAAATAGTAACTGGCTTGTAAAAGCAATTAGCACA